TCCTCTACTTCTACACCAAACTTAGCTTTTAACTTATCTAGCTCATTAGTGTAAGTCAGGTTCATATTTTTTATATAGTCACCTAAATTATCTAGATTGCCTTGAGCTACATAGCTTCTAATCTCTTCTTTAAAGGTCTCTTTTAATTTGCTGACAGCTCCTTTGTAACCATCAGGTCCTTGGTCCTCCGTTACTTCTTCTTTGACCTCTACCTTTTCTTCTATCTTCGGCATTGGCATATCAGGGACATCTGGTTTAGTAATGTTGGCCAGACTATTTAGTGCATCGTTAACTTCGGCATCACCTTCTTCGAATAACTGTGGTTGAGGAACGACACCGCCCACTTGCATACCAGGAAAGGGTACGTAGCCACCTTGCACCATGGGTACAGGATCAAGGCCAGACATAATACCTTGCTCTCTGTTAGAGAACATTTTTCTTTTCTTCCACTGCTCGTGCACTAGCTTAAACCTCCTAGTGTAGTAGGATCAAATCCAGGTAGGTTAACTCCGCCTCCGAGCAATTGTAAAATACCTAGTAAAGGATTAAATGGCGTTGCTTGTGGATTAAATGTAGTGGTAGATCTAGTCGTAGGCAATAGACTTAACATGCCTTGTAACGCAGCTAAACGTTCTCTAGGTTCAGTAGCTAATCTATTAGCTGCATCAAACTGAGCTCCGTACATTTGATCTTGTATGCCTCTGCCTGTTCTGCCTAGTCCTTCAAAAGCATTTATTTGTCTTAGCAAATTACTTTGACCAGTAGTTCCAAGATCAGCAAAACTTTGACCTAATCCACCAAGTCCTCTTGCTGCGTTTTGCGCTGCTGTTGTGGCTTGTCCAAATCCTCTTGAGCGTATGCCACCTAAAGCTTCTGCTGCTCCTCTGCCAAATGCTCTTTCTCTTTCTTGTTCCATTAGCCTACCACGAGAGCCGCCAAACGCTCCTCTGCTTACAGCTTGTGTTCTATTAGCGATACCTTGTTTTGCACTTTGCTCTTGTAAGTCAGACAGTGTTTGTTGCACAACATCTTGTTCGTACGGATTGTAGAATTGTCTAATACCACCTGGCGTGTAATAACCCGCTCCTTGTTGCATCATCTGTCCGCCTTGTTGTATGTATGGGGTAAACCCACCAAGGCCGCCAGCTAAAGTTCTGGCTTGCATTTCAAACGGATCTAATCCTGCTACTTGTTTAACAGGAATAGGCGTAGGTGTCCGTGCTAGGCCAAATCCAGATTCTAAAAATCCACGACGCATGGCTTGAGCATACGGCTCTTCATACGATGCTCTTGTCGTATCTCCTCCAGTGCCTGAATAACCACCACTAAATAGATCACTTAACGAATAGTCTGCCATTACCCCATCCTCTCTGCTTGTTTCATTAAATTGTATAAATTCTTAGCACCAATATTCTCAGTAGCTTTTCTTGTCATAACGAACTCACCTGGTTCTAATCGCGCTAGTGTTATGTCTCCAGGGCCCTCGTCTTTGCCAGCACCGTGTATGCCACCGTGTTTCATTTCTGGTGGAGGTGCGTTAGCGTAAGCAACACCTGGCATTAGTGCAGGTTGTATGTTGAATACTCTGTAGTCAGGCATACTTCCAAGACCTTGGTCGCCATAAGCTTCTGCTCCAATAGGTATTTTTTTAGCATCTTTGTCTTGGTCTTTTAAATAATTTAATAAAAGCAATTGTCCTATAGGTGAGTTAGCAAAGTCTGTAATGCCTCCAGTGACTCCTTGCATAATTCCTTGCGCTCTGCTTTTACCTCCACTAGAACCTTGTCCAAGAAAGCCTAGAATAGTATCTAAAATACTAGGTTTTGGATAATCAATACGGTCTTCTCCTCCCTGATACATATCTAAGTAGTCTTCTATACTACCCAAGCCTTTGTTTTCGTAGAAAGACTCTAGCATATCTTCATACCCAGGTTCCCTATTCATTGCACTTTGAAAAGTGTCTAAGTCTAGAAACTCAGACTTGTCGTCATACATATTATCTAAAAAATTGCCTATTTGATCGTAAGCAGTTCCTGGACCACTATATTCTATAAAGTTATAGTCATCATCTAACAAATCTGTCACGTTAAAGTCTGAAAATAAATTATTAACGTCAAAAGAACCTATGCCTGTATTAGGCATGTTTGGAGTAAGATCAGTCTCATCATCAAACAAATAGCTGTAATCAGTCGTATCTTCGTCTGTAAAAAGATTGTCTAAAAAACTAAAATCTATCTCTGCCATAACATTACCTATACTATCGTTTTTTCTATTCGTTGTCTTGTTTGTTCGATGCCCCAAAATAAAACGATATGATAGCACTTGCTAAGCCACCAAGGTAGCCTAATACAAGGTTTATCAAAGCTTCTGAGTTCTGCTCTGGGGGCTGGATAGTAACTAAAAATATGTAGCCCATAAAACCTCCTACAACAAATATTCCTATTATTCTAGCTGTCCAGTCTTTACTAAACTTTCCTCTAGCGTCTTGTACATCTGCTGTTTCCAATGCAAATAGATCTATATCTAGTTTCTTCATCTGCACTTCAAAGTCAGCTTCTACTTTCTTTAACTGTGCCAGTTGTTCAGGACTAGCTGTCTCCATAGCTTTTTGTATTTTCTTTGGCTCAGGATCGCACCCTAATACTTCTGAAATCATGTTCGCAGCCATACCACCCATAGGACCGCCTAGTGCTGTTCCTATGGTTGGAGCTACTGTTCCTACAAGACTTTTTAATATACCTAGTTTCATTAACACTTCCACCTTCTGCGCGCTTGCCTAATTCTTGAATTAGGATCGTTTCTAGTTTTAGCAGAGCTTCTCTTTAATTGACCCAATGATCTTGCGCAATAAGATTTACGTCTTTTAGCTGCTTTGCTACCTTTTTTAACTTTACCTGTTACAGCTGTTTTAAGCTTAGAACCAGGATTAGCTTTTCTGTAAGCACGTACGCCTTTCTTAGTCATACCAGCACCTTTCTTGGTAGGACGGTAGTTACCGCCTTTACCAGTGGTTCTGCGTATTGGTTTAGCTTTTTTTCGTGCCACGTCTTCTTCTCCTAGTTGTCGTTCTCTTTCTAGCTACAGGTTTTTTCTTCTTTACTATAGTACGAACATTAGTAGGTTTTCCTCCTGGATTGCCCGCTGCTCTTTTTCTTTTTACTGCGCTTTTTCTTTGCGCTGCTGTCATGCTTTTAGCTTTAGATCTCGGTACACATTTAGGGTACTTACGTTTACTGCCTTTAGCAGACTTTCTACCACATGCTTGGAACTTACCTTTTTTCTTAGGCGCACCTATGTCCACCCAATCTCCTTTAGGTCCCTTTCCAAACCATGCGGTTAGTCCGCCTTTAGGCTTAGCCATTACTTATAGCCGCCCCCGCGTTTCTTATATGTACGCACTAACCAGCCATTGGCATACGCAGACGGATAAACCTTAAATTTACGTTTAGCTTCTGCTTTTACTCTTGAATACAAGGCTGGGTTAGTAGGTGTAGCCCCACCTTTCTTTTTCGCAGGTTTTCTTTTCTTAGTCGTTTTTGTAGCCATTACTTTTTCTTCCTTCTTCTAAGTTTTTTAAAGTCCGCTCCTGTAATTTTATTACGAGGCTTAGCCACTCTAGCTATCTTCTTTTGTTTTGGTGACAGTTTTTTTGCCATTGTTTTCTCCTATGATAATTTAGTTTTTTTCCTACGGTTATTCGCTACTGCGCCACAACCTTTACTTTGTACCATTGTCATGCCTGGCATGAATACGCCTCCAGCTTTCATCTTTGTAGCTGTCTTTGCTGCGTTTGCAAAATCTTGAGAGCTTGGTGCACCTTTGTCACCTTTCTTTCTCATTTTGCGTCCTGACTTTCTTTTCTTATGTATGTTTGCGTACAGACTCATTAAGGTCTCCTTAGCTTCTTCTTATAGTTTGACACATTTTTTACTTTCTTTTTAGTTCTTTTAGCCATTCAACATCTTCTCTTTAAGCCTTACTGCTCGGTCTCCAACTTGAGTAGCCCACTTACTGTCCATCATTTCTGCGGCCGCTGTTTCCCAGTTTTCGTCTTTTGCTGCGGCTAAAAACTTTTTAAACTTACTCAGCCTAGGATAGCCTAAGTTAAAACACATGTTAGCTAATACACGTTGCCTTGTATCGTTTAAGCCACGCCACCATTGCAAATTCTTATCTAGTTCTTTGCATACTATGTCCACGTCTGCATTTAAACAATCTTTAACTCTTTGTTCTGATACAGGGGTTCCCAAAGGCTGTCCCCACTCTTCATCACTTTCTGTAATTAAATGACCTACACCAAAAGTAGCGAATCCAAGATGGTCATTATAAATTTCATGAATAATGCCTTCATCTAACATAAGCTCTTCTAATAACTTAACTCTGTCCATCATATTGTTATTGTTGTTGCTCCACCTGTTGATACTGTAATTTTGCCTAAAGAAGCAACGCCTTCTACTCCGAACTGTTCTCCCTCGTAAAGTGTTATCCATTGCTCACCATTCCATAGTTGTAACTCTTGTGCAGTTAAGTTCCATATAATATCACCCTGTTGAAATTGGTTTTCATTACGCTGTGTTTCATTAACTGAAAGAGTAGAGTCTATATCTACTTTACCTAGACTAAGTTCTAACACCCTAACCAATCTATTAAATGTTTCAGGAGATATTTCGCCTATGGCTATTGGAAGTCTTGTTTCTAAAATTTTAGCCATTATCTTCTACCGTTTACTTTCAAGTCCATACGAGTAGCTCCTACTCTAAAACCAACACCTAATCTTGCTCCTACACTATTATCATCATCGGACTCTATTCTTAGTGCCGCTTGTCTAGCCCTAAGTCTAGTGTCTATTTTTGTAGTTGTTGCTGTGCAAGTGTTTGTTGAGTCTGTTGCTAGACTTTCTCCTGGATAATTTCTTTGTTTCAGTACAAAGTTAATTGTCTGGCCCGAACCTCCGCTCCCTGTAAATTTTACATCGGGTATGATTCTACTGATGGCTTGAAACTGGTCTCCGTTCCCTAGTGCAAAGTCACTGGACTCTATAAATACGTTATCCATCGGAGAACCATCATCGTCATTTCCCGTTTCATGGTTGTATAAGTAGCCTGTATTGCTTGTGGTGTATGTGGCCATCGGAGTGTCAAATATCCCTTCGTCCAACCATGAACTTCTTGTAAGCTGGCCTATTGTCCAAACTTTATCCTCATAATTAAATACGACATACCTATCAATAACACTAGAACTAGAAGAACAGTAGAACCATCCTACTTCATCAAACTCTTTGTTCACAAAACCAAATACTTGAAACGCTTGTCCTTCGTTAAAATCACTAAACACATAGTTTTGAACAGTGCATGGAATATCTGTAACTGCTCCGTTGTAGGTGTAAAAACCTTTTTTATCCATCCAAAAAATACCTTTGGGTGTGTTGATTGCTCCGTTTGGAGATATCAATCCAACACCTTCGTTAACTAAATTTATGCCAAACGTAAACGGCTGGCCAATGAAAGTCATGGAATATAAAGCTGTGTCTGTCCAGATTAAGGTTTCTTGTCTTGCTCTAACCGCTCCTACAATTTGAGATCCCGCAGATAATCTAAAAGATCCTGCTGTATTTGTAGATAAAGGTTCCCAAACAGCTGCGTTTTCTTGGTCGCTCCAAGCCACCAGCATAGGATCTAATGATCCTGAACGTGAGCTACCTGATATTGGATCGGCACCTAAACAAACAACATGTCTATCTATGTCACTTACTAACACTTGTAAAGCTTCGGTTGGAGGTAGATTCGCTCCTGCTAAACTTGTTAAAGGTATTGCTCTAGTCGTCCCCAATGTAGCTGCGCTAGTATCAAAGTAATACACTCCGCCAGCTCGTACATTCATGACTAAATCTTCACCGAAATTATCATGCGACCATAATCTTAATTGATTTGCAGCGGTTATGGCTGTAGCCGATCCCCAAGTGCCTGCTCCCCAAGTGCCTGCTCCCCACCCTGTAGATTCTACAAAGCTATCTAGCCCTACGTTAATTTGATATGCACCTACAACAGAACTACCACCGTTACCACTATCACTAGCATTTGCTGTAACTGTAGTCCCAGAAGTGTCCTTAGCTGTAATTGTATAAGTGTTTGCTCCTGTAACTAAAAGTATTTGATACTCTTGATTTAATACAGCAGCAGTTACATTGCCGCCCAAAGTAGACGCACCACTAAAGGTTACAAAATCATTTGTAACTGCTCCGTGGCTTGTGTCCGTTACAGTTATAGTAGAGCTGCCATTAGTAGCTGCGAAAGTTACATCGCCTGCTGCGGTAGTAACTCTTAGAGGGGTAATATCATAAAAGTTGTCCCCTTCTTTTACGTAATATTTCCAAGTGGCTCCTAAGCCTAAGTATTTGGTTAAAGACAAATCTACCCAAGCATGAAGAGCTCTGACGGTAGATTGATAAGTATTTAAAGTAGCTTTAGCCCAACCTCCAATTTTTTCTGGAAGTCCTTTACGAAATCGAACAAGATTAGCGTCAAACCATCCGCCATCATTAGAATAGTCTGTTCCCTCGCGATTTATTCCTGGTCGAAATATAAATTTTTCTAATGCCATCTTTCATTTATATTAATTTGTCTATACCTAAAGAAGCTGCTGTTAGGCCGTACAAGCCCCACATAATATACTCAAGTCTTCTAAACTTAGCAGATCCTTCGTCTAGTCTTTTTTCTATGTTTTCATAGCGAATAGCACATTCTTTTTCGTGTGTGCTAATTTGATGTATTGCGTCTTTAGCTGTAGCCATTATTTCTTCTTTTTAGGCCTGCCTCTTTTTTTCTTTTTAACTTTAACGGTGGTGTAGGCTTCGTTTACTTCTGGGGTAGATTTATCATCTGCAACAAACTTACCTTTTTTGGTTCTTGCTCTAACAGTTTTTTCTTCCACGCCTACAACGGACTGCCAAAACTTTTTAATGGTGTCATAGTAAGATTTAGGTAGCCATTTCTTCATTGTTTTACCTCTTTAGATTCGTCAACAACTTCCAGAGTGCTTTGATAAGCCACTAAAGCAGTTACTCTTATATCTAATTGATATTGTATGTTTGCTAGTTGCTCTTGAAGATTTTGAATCTCTTGTTGCAAAGTTTCTGTATAAGATATTCTTTTTTGTAATTGAGGATCTACAGGTTGTTCTGTAGTTTCAGTTGTTGCTTTTTCAGTCATAATTAATTAGCTGCAATATACGCTTTACCTGTAGTAATAGCGGTACTGCAATCATTCTTTTTGCTTGAAGACGATCCTTTTACGTTAGGGTCTGTGTATTCTAATATAAGTTCTAAGTGGTCAACATTACGTTGTACTACTTCATTTATATCAGCTTGTGACATCTCTGTATCTTCTTCTGCTGTACCACCAACATATTCTGATTTTTTACCCTTCGTATTGATGTCGTTGATAAGCGTTACGCTATCTGTTGCTGCTGTTAGCACTTCTGCTACTGTTTGTTCAGCCATATTTATTCTCCGTTTAATTAACTTTCTAATGCTTCGATTCTAGAAGTCAAAGCATCTATTTTATCATCAGCTTCTTGCAAAGCTTTAACTAGAATTGGTATAAGTTCTCCTTCTGACAATCCTTGTGTACTGTCATCCATTTCCATCCAAAGATTAAAAGAATTTGAATCTAAACTGTTGCTGTCCAAAACAGATTTTACTTCTTGTGCAATAAAGCCATGTTTTAAATCTGCTGTTTCTGTGTCTTGATTAACACGTTTATTTGAACCTTCTTTATAATATGTTAAAGAATTATCTATATCTTTTTCTTTTTTCCAGTTATAAGTAACTGGTCTTAAAGCATTTACAAAATTTAATCCTAACGTATGGTCTGTAATGTTTTCTTTTAATCTTGAATCTGATGAACCACCCCAACTTGTACTTCCGGGAGTTATCCAAGTTCTATCAGAACCATAACCTAACGTGATATAACGAACTGACGCTGACGCTGTTTGGACACTACCACCTATTGTTAATGAACCATCAATATTTCCTGCGTTAGTTTCAAACCCAATAGCTACTTGTTGATGTGCAGTTGTAGATGCTTGTCCTGAGTTATATCCTATAAAAACTGCACCTGCGGCAGTTGTAGCGGCATCCCCTGCGTACCATCCCACGCCTACGTTATTTCCACCTGTAGTTATACTGTCTAAACAACCTCTGCCTAGAGCAGTGTTTCTACCTGCTGTAGTATTTCTACCTAAAGCGTAAGCACCTATTGCTACATTTTCTGCCCCTGTAGTATTTGCAACAAATGCAGATTCACCCATTGCTGAGTTAAATCCACCTGTTGTTATTCCTGCACCCGCAGATTTACCTACAACAGTGTTATTAGCACCTGTAGTGTTTAGTAACATAGAAGCATAGCCAACTGCTGTGTTTGATACTCCTGTAGTATTAGATGTAAGGGCATCATGTCCTATACCTGTATTTGAAGCACCTGTAGTATTAGCATCTAAAGTGCCTTTACCCATAGCAATATTGTCAGAACCTGTAGTGTTTGATGCTAAAGCACTCGCACCAACTGCTACGTTAGATGCCCCTGTAGTGTTTACAGCTAAAGCCGCAAAACCTAATGCTGTATTGTTACTTGCAGTTGTATTGCTTAGTAAAGCATTACGTCCCATTGCTGTGTTGTTGCTTCCTGTAGTGTTTCCCCCTAAAGCTTCATAACCTACAGCAACATTATCTCCACCAGTAGTATTTGAGTCTAAAGCGTGGCCACCAACAGCAACAAGTTGTCCGCCTGTAGTGTTTACTAATAAAGCATTTCTGCCAACTGCTGTGTTGTTAGAAGCTGTAGTATTAGTGGCTAAAGCAGCACTTCCAACTGCTGTGTTGTATTGTCCTGAAGTTGCAGCAGTGAGAGCGTTATAACCTATAGCTGTATTACTGTCTGCACCATTTGCTGCGACAAGAGCATTACCACCAACAGCAGTATTATAATTTCCCGCTTGATTTGCTTTTAAAGCATCTTCACCCACTCCTACGTTTGAAATTCCTGTGGTATTTGCTTCTAAAGCACTATCTCCTATGGCTACCAGTTCAGTGCCTGTTGTGTTAGATGATGCTGCTCCATATCCTACTGCTACGTTTTGTGCGCCAGTAGTGTTTAATACTAAAGCACTTCTTCCAACTGCCGTATTTCTGTCGGCTGTAGTATTAGCATTTAAAGCACCTTTACCAACTGCTGTGTTTTCAGCACCAGTTGTGTTGTTTTTCATGGAGTCGTGTCCAATAGAAGTATTAGAATTAGCAGTTGTATTTGCCTCTAATGCTCCTTGTCCTACAGAAACATTAGCTAGACCTGTAGTGTTTGCTGCCAAAGC